AGCCCGGACAGTGTAGGTTTTCTTTTGGGGCGCTGCCGCCGCCGGCGTTGTTTTCACGCCTCCCCCAGCGCTTTTCGCTTCCTTGCCCTCCGGGTCAACTATGATATCCTTTGCGGCTTTGAAGGAAATGCTATATTCCATGTCCCCATAGCCGCCGAAAGATTCACAATCATAGCTTTCCAGATAGACGCTGTGCATGATCGGCGTCCCGGTGACGGTAAGCAGCAGCTTTTTGTTGTAATGCCGCCAGATACTAAACTTTGATTGCATCACCTGTGGGTCTGTCCACGCCCTGATATATGGCTCGCCTTGCCGGGCCGCGCCGGGCAGTAGGCCCGACCAGCTAAAGCCGGTCAAGTCTTCCCCCAGCGGTATGACGACTTCGCCCGTTTTCATAATGTCATAGGACATGAACCGCGTCGCCGCCTCTGTTTTTACGGCGTTTGGCATCATGGGGAACTGTGTCACTTCGCCTGTTTCCAGGTCTTTCACAAAGATATCCACTCTAAACCCCCTCTATCCTGCGCGGCATATTCGCATAGATTTTAGATAGCTGCGTCGCAATAATACGGCTGACTTCATTTGCAACTTTGGGCATTTCATTCCGCAGGGCCTCTGTGACGCCCTCTGCGCCGCCTTGCGCGTTGATGGTAACTTGTATCCCGCCCAGGTTGATTGTGGCCTCTGCTGGCTCTCCTGCGCCGCCTGTCGCGGCGTTGTGGCGGCTCTGTCGATAGGTTTCGACAGACGCCGCGATACGCTGCGAAAGTCCCCGGCGCGGCTCTGCGCTGCTCTTGGAGGCCACGGCTCCCGGCCCGTCGCCGCCCTTGAACTGTACAAGCTCGGGGCCGTCTTCGCCCGTCCATGCCGCCCCCGGCGGCGCGGATTCCGTACCCTTGGCGTATGCTCTGACAATACCGCCGATTTTCTGGAATATGTTCTTTGATTCTGTCGTTGTGTTCGTGAACTTGCGGGAAATGTCCTTGGATTCCGTCGCGGTATAGACGCGCTCGCCGCCCTTGAACTGTACCAACTCCGGCCCTTCCTCGCCTACCCAGGCCATACCCGGAGGCGCGGAGGCCGTTCCTTTGGCATACGCCCCGACCGACTGTTTTCCCAGCTGGAAGGGGTCGAAATACTTGCGCATGGCGTCCGAAACGCTGGCTATGCTGTTCATAGCCCCGCCGCCCATTGCTTTTTCCGGCTGATTCAGGCCCAGATACTTTGTTGCGACAGTGATATCGAATCGATGTTCGTCCGGCAGCAAATCAAACTGTTTGTTGATCTCCATGATTTCCCGGACAACGTCATTCAGCGGCCCTCTTGCCTCTTCTATCGCCGCTGTCAATTCGTCCTGTCGCTTTTTCGCGGCTTCCAGTTCCTTTTCAGCGGTCTTGTATTCCTCGCTGCTCTTGTCAGCGCCGGGGTCGTTCACCTTGGCAGACATCTCCTGGACTTTCGCGTTCAGGTTTTCCAGCTCGGCAATTTTCGTCTGAATGTCCTGAATGTTCACATCGGAATTTAACAAGGCGTGTTCGACGAAAGAATCATAGACGCCTTTATATTCCGCAAGGTTTTCGTCGTTCTTTTCGGTAGCCTTGACAAGATCATCGAGATATTTCTTGTAGTCCTTGTTATAGTCTACGCTGGCCGTCCGCTTGGTTTTGTCGCGGTTGAAATAGTTGTAGCCTAAATGCGAATCATACGGGTTATATTCATTGTTAAAAGCGTCGATATCCTTTTGAATTTCGGCCCTTTTGAAATTGTATTCCTTGGTGTCTTTCGCCGTAAGTTCGCCGTTGATATCTTTTTTGTACTGGTACTCCTGTTCCAGCGTCCAGACGCGGGATTCAATTTCCTCCGCGCCTCTGGCGGCTTCCTGCGCCCTGTCTTTCTTTGCGGTCAGCTCTTCAACCTTGCTTTCGGATTCCTCCATCTTTTTGACGATATCGGGCAAAACTTCTTTGCCCTCCGCCACGGCAAGTTCCGCTTTCAGTTTGGCCCGTTCGCGCTCTTTATCCGTCATACGCTTGATGATATCCAGCTTATCCCCCAGCTTTCCCAGCTCCAGATCATGCTGCGTGATTAGGTCGGGGTAAAGCTGTTCCAGCTCTTGCACAAGCCGCTTTTGCTCTTCCAGCGCCGACACGGTTTCATCAGGCGTCAGCTTGCCGCTGTCAATGAGTTTTGCCAGCTCTTCATACTGTTTGACAAGGCCGTCTGTTTTGCCGGTGAACTCCTTGCTTTTGCGAAGTTCCTCATTGTATTTTTTGATATCCGAAACGGCTTCTTTCAGCTTGCCCTCGCCGTCCAGCCAGTCAGAAATGCTCTGCCCGATTTTGTTCCCGGCGAACAGGGAAGCCAGACCGCCCAGGCCAGCGCCGATTCCAGCGCCGACCAACGTACCCAGGCCGGGAATCACCGACCCAAAAGCAGCGCCCAGGGCCGCGCCGCCGCCGGTCATGCCGACCTTTGCGCCCGCCGACCATTGGTATACGTTCTTTTCCTTTTCGTCTGTGCTGTCTATCGCGTGGGCCAGGTCGTTAATGGCCGAAAACAGCGACAAGCCGCCCACGGCAAAGCCCGCCGTGCTGGCGGTTCCCAGCATGGACAAGGCCCCGTTGCTCAAGGAAGCGCCGCCCGCCAGGTCGCCCGCGCCCATATTGACGGCCCGCAGCGCCATCGCCTCGGAACCGCCGAATTTGCCCCACAGCGCTTTTGCGCCGCCTGCCATTGGGGCAAGCCCGCCGCCAAGTTTGAACGCGCCATATCCCAGCATACCGGCAGACAGGTAAGACATAGCGTCCGGCGCTTCGCCGCCGGGCAGCAGCTTGCCTGCGCTCTTAAAAGCACGGCCCAGGGCGCTCAATATGGCCTTGCCCATGGTTTTCCCGTCAAAGCCATCCAAGAACCCCTTGGCAAAGTTTGCGCCGATGCTCAAGCCGCCGTCAACGGCCCCAGAAGCGTCCACGCCCAGCAGGGCAAGGATACCGCCCTTGAACGCGCCGCCGATGCCCTTGCCGATTTTCCCGGCAGCCTCCGCCGCCCAGGCTTGGCCCTTGCTGCTCCACCACTCCCGGAACGGGTCTGCAATGATACCATCCCAAAGGATTTTGATTTTGTCGCCAAAGCTGGCTTCTTTGAACTCTGTGGAGTTCATCAAGTCCATGGCTTTGCCTGTCGCAAACTCGATTGAATTTGCGAACTTGTTAGAGAGGAATGCGCCCAGCTCTTGCAGCTGATCTCCGACGGCGCTCAATTTGTCCTGGCTTTCGTCCAGCAGATTAGCCAGGGAGCCCAGGCCGCGCTTTGCGCCCTCCTGCAATCCTTGGCCCCATTTGCGGAAAATGTTGATCTCGAACGTGTCTTCGATGTTGGACTTGATGCCCTCAACCGTTTCCGTGGCGGTTTTGTCCATCATTCCGGCGTAGTCGCGCTGCATACCGGCAAGAATCATATCAACAGCGGCGTTGCCACCGATTTTGCCGCCCTCCAGCTGCTTTGCCATCTGCGCCTTGGCCGCGTCGTCGTTGCCATAGCCCAGCCCTTCGGAAATATAGGACTTGGCGTTTATCCCGGCTTCTGCCAGTTGGTTAAGCTCTTCCGTGGATAGCTTGCCTTTGCTCTTGATTTGTGCTAAAGCAAGCACAATCCGCTCAAGCCCTTCGTCGCCTTTGCCGGTAGCCGCTGCGGCGTCGCCCACGATTGTCATGTCCCTTATCAGGTTTTCGGCGTCCCAGCCCATGGCAAGCATTTTTTGTGTCTGCCCGATAACATTCGACGTCTTGAACGGCGTCGTTCGTGCGAACTCGTCCAAGTCGTCCATCATCTGCCGCGCCTTTTCTTGGCTCTTAAAAAGCGTCTCAAAGCCGATGAAAGCGCTGGAATACTGGTCGGCCAGGCCCAGGGGGTTTCCAATCAGCTTGTTTCCCATCTCGCCCATAACAAGGCCGGTGAGAATACCTTTCAGGCTTAGCGCGTAGTTGAGCAGCCCCCGGATAGGCCGCGTGGCGTAGTCAATCACTCTGATAGGCAATGTTATGGCTTTTCTCGCAAGGCTCGCCGCCGATTGGGCGATTTTCTTTATCGCGCCGTCCGCTTTTTCGCCAGATTCCTTTGTGTCCTTCAGCTTTTTGTTCAGCCGGTCAACGTCATTTGACGCAGAATTTACGCCCTGCCCCGCCTGGTTGTTAAACCGGGCAACTATGTCAATCACTACGGTATCAGCCATGTCATACCCCCTTTCCATGGCCATTTAGAATCGCGCTGGCGTCCCCAAACCTTCCTCTATCGCTTTCAGCCCACACGCAAAAATAAAAGCCCGGCCCCCCGGCGAATTTTCATCCATGCCGGGAGGCAACAGGCCCCTTTGCCAAAATATCCGGTAATAGACGTAGGTTTTGCCGCCAGCGTCTATCAGTTTTTTGCTATTTCCTCGGTTGTAACGGCGTCGTTTGCGCCGCTGCCGCTGATCTGGTTGATGATATCAATCACAACGTCTTTGTCGCCGCTGCGAAGTACCTTGTCAATCAATTCAACGCCCGTCATCACATCAAATTGCAAATGGAATTGTTTGTTGTCCCAAATGCGGGCGCGGTCTTCCTCGATGGTCGCGGTGTAGATTTTCAGCGAACGGAATTTTGCCGTGTCCATTCTGCCGTCGATTGTGCCATATTTCACGCCGTTGGGGTGGGGGATTTGCTTTGTCGCCTTGCGGGCGCACGCAATCTCTTCTTCTTCATCCAGCGGGCGGACGGTGAACGAAAACAAAGCGCGGTCGCCGCGCTTGATTTCTATTTTTTTATGGAACGCCTCATCGTTCTTGAAATTACTGGCCTCAATCAGGCCGCGCAGAAGAGAATCTTCGTTCTGCAAAACCTCTTCTTTTGCGGGCAGCGCTTCATTCTTTGCTGTACTCATTGGTGTTTCTCCCTTTCTCAACGGTTATTTGTTAGGCTGCTTCTGTCTGGAAATAGTCCTGCAAGTCAGGGGAGCCATTCACGCGGAACGACCACTGGCGTTTCACGACTTCGCCCGGCTGCAAATTCATCAAGTCGATGTTGCCATCAGGCACGCAGTTGCGGAAGTTCTGGCGCTGCTCGGAGCCGTCGCGGCGGCGGAGCTTGCCCTGGAAGTCAAAGCTCGGGAACAGGCCGTTTTTCAGGTCGTCCATCAGCTTTTTCAGCATCACATCGTCCCGGACAACCATTTCGGTCAGCGTCAGGGTAATAACAAAGCCCGTGGGAACCGCAAATTTCTGCGCGGAGCCGACGGGCTGAACATCTGTGTTTGTGATATTCATCTGGGCTTGAAAGGTGTCCACCTCTGCCAGGAAAACCTGGGCGCCATCGCTTGTCGTTACATAAAGCTGGCCGTCCTTGCCGGTAATCAGCTTTGTAACGTCCAGAATGGCTTGCGTGTTCTGGTTGGTTACTGCCATGTTTTAGCCTCCTTTTAGACTGCCGCGCTGAAACGGAACTGGAAGTTCAGATAAATCTTTTCCATGCTGTCCGTATCGTCGGCGGTGATTACAAACCAGGCGCTGTCGCCCTGGGGCGCGTTGTTCGGGTCTACGATGATCTGGGCCCCGGCTTCAAGCTTGCCCTCGTTCACCATTCTGTCCAGCACTTGGCCTTGAATAATGGAAATGATATTGGCCCGACCGTCGGTATTGTTGTTGATCTGTCCGATCAGCGGCTCCACAGTGTCGCTGCAACGGTTCATCAACTCGAACCGGATTTTTGCCCGTTTGATTTTCTTCCAGCCCGCGTCATCCTCGCCGGAGTGGTTGACAAGGGTAGTGATGCCCTGCTCAATCCACACAGTACCGGCGCTGGACGTGCTAAAGGCCAGCATACCGCTGTTAATGGCCTTTTCATACTTGGCGTTTGTCAGCATTTCCAGGGGCTTGACAAGGCCGGGAGCTGGGCGGTGCGTTAGGCTCTGGCTGGACGGCACGGCGGCGACCATCCCGGCCACGCGGGCCACAATCTGTTTGCCCTCCACAGCCGCGCCCGCCGCGTCCAGGCCGCCGCTGCCGACGTAAATTACATTGTAGTCGTTATAGGCTGCGGCGTGGGCCATGCGGTCGTCCAGGGGTACGCTTGTAGGCTCGCCCACAACGGCAAAGGCCATTTTGCCCTCGTTGTACACGCGATTCATATACGCGGCCAGCATCGCATGAACGCCCACATCATCGGTATCCACGCTGACGGTATTCCAGCGGTAGCCCTCCAGCAGCACAAAGGCGTCGGAGTAGTCCGCATTGGTAACAACGGGGTCTGCGCCGGGCGTCATGGACGTTTCGGCCACAATTTGCAATTTGCCGGTTCCCGCGTATCCGGCCACGATCTCGGAAGTAAAGAAAGCGGACTGCCGGTTAATGGCGGCGTTCAGCGCCTCCACCTCGCCGCTTTCGCTGGCCGGGAATGTGATTTTTTCCATGGTGCGGCTGCCCTCTACCACCACAAATTCGCGGCTGGTGCTGTCGCCCAAAACTTCGCGGATAGAATAGCGCAAGGCGCGGCTGCCCGCGCTCTTTGCGGTCAGAATCAGCGCCGCATTGTGCGCCGCCGCCGCTTTCGGGGCGCTGGCCGCTGCTGTGGCTGCGCCGTATGTCACGGGGTCGGCGGTAACAGTGACGCTCTCGCCGCCCACAGTGACGCCCGTCACAATGAAGCTATATGTGCCGTTGGCCGCGTCGCCAGTCAAGCCCAGATTGGCGTCTGTCTCGATTGCGCCGTCGCCCAGCACATAGGACGCCATGCGGCTGCCTGCTCTGATCGGCTCGCTTCCGCTGATAACGTCTTTTGTGTTGACGCCGGTTTCGCCGTTGCCTTTGACAAAAGTACCGGGAGCGCCGTCCTTGGTATAGGAAATAGACAGCCTTTGCAGCGGCTCTGTGTTGTCGAAACGGACGGCAACCCAAGGCAGATTGATGAACACGGCCTTAGCCTCCGCCACGGTGATTTGCCCCTTGTCCTGCTGGATTTTGTCCAGGGAAGCAAAAGAGGCGGCGTCGCCGTCATAATCGCCCATAACCTCCCGATAATGGGTCTTGAAAGCCTCATAATCGAACGTATCCCCGCCATCCCCGGCAATCGCAGGAATGAACGCGGCTCTCACATTCTCAAGAACCTTTTTCGGGGGCGCGACGCTTGTATCTGTGATAGTCGCCGTGGCCTTGGCGCCGCCGGCGCCCAGCCGTACCGCGTGAACGGTAGTCGCGCCGCCGGTGAACAGCTCTTTCAGCAGATTGACGGTGCTGTTTTTGCCGCCGTCGCCCAGCTGCGCGGCAACGTCTTCGGCGCTCATGAACGTCATTACTTCGCCGGTATTGCCCCAGTTGCCCCGGAACGTGGCGGCGCAAATGCCGTCTACCGCTCCCGCGCCCTGTGCGCCTCCGACGTTCTCATAGCGCTGATAAACGCCGGCGCGGGCCTTTGTTTCGCCCGCATTGAAGAAAAAACCCATAACTAAACCTTCCTTTCGAGAAACGCGGCCACGATTGCGCGGGCCTCCGCCTCTGTGGTGTGTGTGACGCCCTTTTCTTTCAGGGCTACAAGAACGACCTCGGGATTCGTCCCAAAAACGTGCGCCGCCTGTGCAAGCTCTGTGGCCGTGTATGTGGCCGCTTGCCGTGCAGGGGGTATGTTTACCCTCTCGGGCGTTTTGGGCGGCTCCTGCGCCGCCCTGTCCGCTCTGGCGGGCCGTCTGTCTCTGGCTTTGGCTTTTTGCTCTGCCATCAGCCTACCTCCTTTGTATGTCTGCATGATTTAACTTTTCAAATTCCGGCTCTTGCCTCAAGATACCGTATTCCCCGGTAAAGAATATCTGCCCCATTCGCAAGGGGTCGCCGCCTGTGTTGACGCCGGTTTGCTTCACCAGGACGGGGCTTTCGTTCTCCATGGCGTATTCAGCTTCCAGGGACAAGCGGCCCACGATATCCCGGCAAATTTGCTGCCGGGCGGTTACGTCCGGCGCGAAAACGTGGATTGCCATTGCTGCGGTCATCCAGGCCATAGCATAGGACGTTCGCATTTTGCTGCCGTCCGATTGCAAGCGGCAATAGAGTGCCGGGCTTTCCGCCGTGGGCCGGTATAGGTCTGGCATCGCGTCCAGGCCGATGATCTTTGCCCCCGGTATGCGCCGCTTTAGCCATCGGTTCGCCCCCTCTATCGGGTCGGGAGCCGCCGGCTGAATTT